TCCCTCTCGGCCGACAGCGCTGCCTCCGCCGACGTTCGCCGCAGACTGCGGGAGCGGAGCCGCTACGAGGTCGCCAACAACAGCTACGCCAAGGGCATCGTGCTGACCATCGCCAACGACTGCATCGGCACGGGTCCGAGGCTCCAGCTTCTCTCCGACTCTGCCGACCTGAACCGGCGCGTGGAGGCGGCGTTCGCCCAGTGGGCCAGGGCCGTCGACCTTGCGGGCAAGCTCCGCACCATGCGGATGGCCAAGAGCGTCGACGGCGAAGGCTTCGCCGTGCTGACGGCCAACCCGATGATCGACTCGCCTGTGATGCTCGACGTGCAACTCGTCGAGGCGGACCGCGTGGCGTCGCCCCTGGGGCAGCGGCCTTTGCTCGACCCCGGTATCGACGGCATCATCCTGGACACCTGGGGCAATCCGCAGACGTACAGCATCCTTCGCCAGCACCCCGGCGACCTGGCCAACTGGCTGACGGCCGTGGACCTGATAGACGCCGACGCGGTGGTCCACTGGTTCCGCGCCGACCGGCCGGGCCAGCACCGGGGCATCCCGGAGATCACGCCGGCGCTGCCCCTCTTCGCCCAACTCCGCCGCTACACCCTGGCGGTAATCGCGGCGGCCGAGACCGCCGCCGACTTCGCGGCCGTGCTTTTCACCGACTCGCCGGCCAACGGCGAGGCGCAGGCCCTGGAACCGATGGATGTGGTCGAGCTTGAAAAGCGGATGGCCACAGTCCTGCCCGATGGCTGGCGGCTGGGACAGATCGAGGCGCAGCAGCCGACGACGAGTTACGCCGAGTTCAAGCGGGAGATCTTGAACGAGATCGCCCGCTGTCTGAACCTGCCGTACAACATCGCCGCCTGCAACTCGTCGGGCTACAACTACGCCTCGGGGCGGCTGGATCACCAGACCTACTACAAGTCCATTCGCGTGGAACAGGCGCATCTGGCCGAGGCGGTCCTGGACCACATCCTTGCGGCCTGGCTTGCGGAGGCTGGACTCCTGAACGAGTTCGCTGACCTTCGCCGGATCGAGGGCATCCCGCACCAGTGGTTCTTTGACGGCACCGAGCACGTGGACCCGGCCAAGGAAGCCACTGCCCAGGCGACGCGCCTGGCCAGCAACACCACCACGCTCGCCTATGAGTACGCCCGCCAGGGCAAGGACTGGGAGGTCGAGCTTCGCCAGCGGGCCAAGGAAGCAGCCCTGATGCGACAGCTCGGATTGGCCGTTGCCCCCACGCAACCCACGGACGAGGAAGAGGAGATCGACACGGATGTCGAGCAAGAACAAGCAGCCTGAATATCTGAACTTCCTCTGCCCGCTGACGGTCGAGGCCGCTGGCGAGACCGAGAAGCAAATGCCGCGATTCCGCATGGTCGCCTATACCGGCGGCGTGATGCGGATCGCGGGCTTCCCGCACCCGGTCGTGGTCGACCTGGAGGGCCTGGCCATCGACCGCCAGGACATCCCGGTCCGCCTGGACCACAACCCGCGCCAGGGCGTGGGCCACACGCATCGGGTCGTGGTCGAGAACGGGCAGGTCATCGCCGAGGGCCTCGTCAGCCGCGACACCTCGTGGGCACGTGACGTGGCCAAGAGCGGCGTCAACGGCTTCCCCTGGCAGGCCAGCATCGGCGCTGCCGTCGTGGACGCCCAGTTCATCCCCAACGGTCAGAGCATCACCGTCAACGGACGGACCTTCGCGGGACCGCTGCACGTGGTCCGCAAGGCCGTCCTCAAAGAGATCTCGTTCGTCGACAGCGGCGCGGATGCCGCCACGTCGGCACGCATCGCCGCCAATTCAAAGGAGCCTCAAGTCATGGAAGGCAACGACACCAGCACCGTCACGCAGGACACCGCCACGCAGCACGCTGGCACGGACAGCCCGGCCCCGGAGACGCCCGCCAATGGCACGCCCCCGGCCGCGCCGACGCCGCAGACCCCGCCTGCAGCGCCCACCCCAGCGCCGGCCACCCCGGCGACGGTCAACGCCTCGGCCGCCGACGGCGACCCGGTGACCGACATGCGCCGGCGGATGGCCGCCGAGACGCGGCGCGTCGAGGCGATCCGCAAGCTCTGCGCCGGCAAGCACCCCGACATCGAGGCCCAGGCCATCGAGGAAGGTTGGGACGATGCCCGCACCGAGTTGCATATCCTGCGGGCAAGCCGGCCCAAGGTGCCCGCCGTCATCGTGCCGCAGCGGCCGGCCGCGCCGCAGGTCTTCGAGGCAGTTGCCATGATGGCCGCGAAGATGCCGACCTCCTATCTGGAGGCGTCCTACGCCGAGCCGGTCCTGGAGGCCGCCTCGCGCCTGCGGGGCATCGGCATCCAGGAGTTCTGCGAGCTGGCCTGCGGTCAGCAGCTTCCGCGCTTCGGCCGCGACCCGATTGGGTGGCTCCAGGCCGCCTTCAGCACCACCAGCCTGCCGGGCATCCTCTCCAACGTCGCCAACAAGATGCTGCTGGAGGGGTACACCTACATCGAGGACTCCTGGCGGAAGATCGCCAGGATCGCCAGCGTGAACGACTTCAAGGAGCACAGCCGCTACCGCATGACCGGCTCGTTCAAGTTCGAGCAGGTCGGCGCTGACGGGGAACTCAAGCACGGCAAGCTCGAGGAGCAGAAGTTCGGGCAGAAGGCCGACACGCACGGGATCATGTTCGCGCTGACGCGGAAGATGATCGTCAATGACGACCTCAACGCGTTCACGGACATCCCGCGCGAGATCGGCATGGCGGCGGCCGAGACCATCGCCGATTCGGTCTGGGGTCTGTGGCTGAGCAACCCCACGCAGTCCGACGGCAAGGCGTTCTTCCACGCCGACCACAAGAACTACGCCGATGGCGTGGACACCGCCCTGAGCGTCGACAGCCTGACCGTGGCCGAGACTACCTTCGGCGGGCAGGTCAAGCCAAATGGCCGGCCCCTTGGCATCCCGGCCAGCATCCTGCTGGTGCCCACGGCGCTGAAGGTCCCGGCCGAGATGCTCATGAAGAGCGTCCAGCTGAACGAGACCACCACGGCCAACAAGCCCAAGCCCTCGACCAACCCGCACGTCGGCAAGTTCGAGGTCGTCTCCAGCGTGTATCTGTCCAACGCGTCCTTCGCCGGCGCGAGCAGCAAGGCCTGGTATCTGCTGGCCGACCCCAACCGGCTGCCGTCCATCGAGGTCGCGTTCCTCAATGGCGTGGACCGGCCGACGGTGGAGAAGGCGGATGCGGAATTCAACATCATGGGCATCCAGTTCCGCGGGTACATCGACTTCGGCGTCCGGGAGCAGGATCACCGCGGCGCGCTGAAGATGAAGGGTGAAGCGTAAGCCTTTTTGGCAAAAACCTCCTTCTCCCGCCCCAGGCGGCGGTGCAGGAGCCAGGGATTCTCACGAGCTTCCGGTGCGGTCGGGCACCACGCCCGGCCGCACCGGGGCCAACACAACACAAGGAGCATGATTCATGGCAACCGCACAGTTCATTCATGACGGCAAGAGCATCGACTACACGCCCGCGGCCAACGTCGCCGCCGGCGATGTGATCGTCCAGGGGAGCCTTGTGGGCATGGCCAAGCTGGACATCGCGGCCAACGAGCTGGGCGCTCTGGCAGTGACGGGCGTGTTCGACCTGCCCAAGGCCACCGGGGCCGGCACGGCCATCGCCGCCGGCAAGAAGGTCTACTGGGACGCGGCCGACAAGCAGGCCAAGGAGGATTCCGAGGCCGGCGCGAACGCCTACCTGGGCAAGACCGTCAAGGCGGCGGTCGACGCCGACGCGACCGTTCGCGTCCGACTGGAGCAGTAAACCGTGGGCGACCTCCTCCTCCAGGGCTCGCAGTGGCTGGAGCAGATGCGCACGGCGCACTGCTCCAGCTCGGTCGAGTACCGCAGGCCGCCCGACGCCGTCACGGTGAATGCGACCTACGGGAAGACCGACTTCGAGGTCGCCGACGAGTCGGGCCTGACGATCGGCTCGCACGTCTGGGACTTCCTGATCCTGGCCGACGCGCTGGGATTGGAGCCGGAGCCGGGCGACGTGATCGTCGCCAGCGGGCGGAGATTCGAGGTCATGAACCTGGGCGGCGATGGCTGCTGGCGCTGGAGCGACCCGTACCGCCAGACCTACCGCATCCACACCAAGGACATCGGAGCCGATTCGTGAACGACTGCGACAGCCAATACGAGCGCGTGTGCAAGGGTGAGTTCGCCTCGATCCACGTCAAGCTCGACAAGCTGGACGAGGCGATTCGCGGCAACGGCAAGCCGGGCATCCAGCTTCGCCTGGACCGGCTGGAATCGGCCGAAGCGACCCGGTCGCGGCTGCTGTGGGTGATCGCGGGCGCAACGGTGACGCTGGCGCTGGGCGGTCTGTGGAAGCTGATCTTCGGAGGCTGATGGCATGTCACTGGTGATTGACATCGCGGACGCCGTGGCGGCGGAACTCAACGCCGCTCCCCCGGGGACGTTCACGCCGGCCATCACCGCCGTGCGGCGGGTGCTGCCGGAGTTCGAGCTTTCGGAACTGGCAGACCTGAAGGTCTCGGTGGTGCCCAAGGGCGTGCAGATCACGGGCGCGACGCGGGCGACCAGCCAGTACGAGATCGCGGTGGACATCGGCATCCAGAAGAAGCTCGGCAAGGACCTCGACGCCGAGGTCGCCGCCCTGGGCACGCTGGTGGACCAGATCGCCGACTACCTCCGCAGCCGCCAGCTCAGCGCAGCCCCGTTCGCCGCGTGGATTCGCATTGCCAACGAGCCGGTATACGCCCCCGAGCACCTGGCCGAGCAGCGGGTCTTCACCAGCGTGCTGACGGTGACGTACCGGGCCATCAAGTGAGGCAGACATGAACAACGTCATCATGCGGAAGATCAACGTGACCGGCAGCTATCAGCCGCTGTCGCCAAAGCGGCTGGTCGCCTCGGTGACCATCTCGGCCCAGCCTACCAACAGCGGCCCGGTCTTCTTCCGAGGCGATGACGGGCTGGACGTGCCGTGGCTGCCGGGCGAGTGGCACGAGTTCCGTTCCGTGGACCTGGCCGAGTTCCGCGTCAAGGGCGCGGTCGGCGACGCCATGACGGTTATTGGAGGGACCTGGTAATGGGATACGGCGGGACTGGATACGCGACGGTCGATGTCGACATCGTCCAGACGGACGTGGACGCCATCGTCCAGGGTCTGACCGGCTATGCCGGCATGACGCTGACGGACGTGCATGGTTACTTGTTCTATATCGCCGACCTGTTGTCGGGCAACTACTACGGACCGATCACGAGCATCGCCGATTCGTGCTGGGGAATGCGTGACCTGCTGTCCGGCAACTACGGCGGGCCGCTCACGGGAATCGACTGGAACACGGCCGACGCCCGCGACTACCTGTCAGGCTACAACGGCGGCCCCCTCACGGAAATCCGTGACAACCTGAGCATCGACGGCTACAGCGCCGCCTGGTGGTTGCAGCAGGTCGAGAACCGGGGATGGGACATCAGTTCCTATCTGTCGGGGAACTGGGGCGGGCCGCTCACCAGCATCGACGGCAACACCTGGTCCATCCAGGACAGCACCTGGCAGATCCGCGAGTACCTGTCGGGCTACAACTACGGGCCGTTGACCGACATCGCCTGGTCCAACTACGAGATTCGCGATCACGTCACGGGGTACAGCTATGGCCCGCTGTCGGACATGCGGGATCGGCTCTATGCCATCGAACAGTATCTGTGGAACGGATACGCAGGCCAGTCGGCTGCGGACATCCTGGGCGACATCCGCAACATCCTCAGCCAGTTGACCTTTGACGGCAACGGCAATCTGCGTGTGGTCACATACTGAGCACGGGAAGGAGTACGAACGTGAGAGAACAGCAGGAAGCGAAGGTCGTGACGGTGGACGAGGGCGACGGGCCGGTGAAGCTGGTCAAGGACACCGGCGGGCGGCTGTTGACCAGGGAGCAGATGACACTGGTCCGCGACCGCCAGCAGGCGGACCTGGACCAGGCAACGGACCTGCACGGCAAGCTGACGGCGGGTGACGCGGCCGCGACGGCCGACGTGGTCGGCCAGGTCAAGGACCGCATCACGCTTCAGCTGGCCATGATGGACCGTCAGAAGGCGGAGCTTCAGGCGACGCTGGCCAAGCTGGAGGCAGGCGACGCCGGGACCGTCAAGACGATGGTCGGCCAGATGATCCAGCGGCTGGCACGGAGGGCGGAGCTGGCGACGCAGGCCCGCGACCGCTCGGCCGCGCTGCTGGCGGAGCTGGCTGCGGCGGAGCCTTCGCGGGAGTGAGCGGATGATCCGCTTCGAGATCACCAAGCTGTTCTTCGACCGCAAGGCGGTGACCTCGAAGGTCGATGCCGCCACGCGGAAGGTGCTCTCGAAGTTCGGGGCGTTCGTGCGGCAGACGGCCAAGAGCAGCATCCGCAAGCGTAAGAAGTCCGCTCCGCCCGGCCAGCCGCCCAGCAGTCACATCGGGCTGCTGAAGAAGTTCATCTTCTTCGGCTATGACCCGACCAAGCGGTCGGTGGTGATCGGCCCGGTGCGGCTGAGCCAGAAGGGACGCGGCGAAGCCCCGCACCTGCTGGAACATGGCGGCTCGACGACGCTCAAGCGCAAGGGCAAACGCACGCGAGCAAGAATCCAGGCCAGGCCGTTTATGGGACCGGCCATGAAGAAGGAACAACCCAAGCTGCCGGCGATGTGGAAAGGCAGCGTTCGGTAAGGAGACCGAGACTATGTCGCAGGAATTCCTGTTGGGCATGAATGCCAAGATTTACCAGGGCGCTGCGGGCGGCGCTCTGGCGACGCTGACCGAGATGGCCAACGTCAAGGACGTGACGCTCAATCTCGAAGCGGGCGAGGCCGACGTGACCACCCGCGCCAACCAGGGCTGGCGGGCGACCGCGCCGACGCTCCGCGAATGCACCGCCGAGTTCGAGATGCTTTGGAAGCCGGGTGACGCCGGGTTCGACGCGGTGAAGACCGCGTTCCTGACCTCCGGCACGATCCGCCTGGCCGTGCTGACCGGCGACCGCACCGCCTCGGGCACCGAGGGGCCGCTGGGCGACTTCAGCATCACCAACTTCAGCCGCAACGAGCCGCTGGAGGAAGGCGTCACGGTGTCGGTGACGGCCAAGCTCGCCGTGTTCGCCGAATGGGTGGAGGTGGCCTGATGAAAACGTTCACTGACGCGGCCGGTCGGACCTGGACGCTGACGCTGAATCTCGGCACGGCCATGAAGGTCAAGGCGAAGCTGGATGTCGACCTTCTTCAGCCGGAGGCGGGCGACCCGCCGCTGCTGACGCGCCTCGGCACCGACGAGATGCTCCTGGGCGAAGCGCTCTGCGCCATGCTCGACGGCCAGTTCGAGACGCACAAGGTCACGGCCGACGACGTGCGGGCGGCCTTCGACGGCCAGACGCTGCTGGCGGCACAGAAGGCGTTCTATGAGGAACTGATCGGTTTTTTCCGGTCGCGCGGCCGCAACGACCGGGCCAAGGCGGTCGCCAAGCAGATGGCCATGATCGACGCGGCGGTGACGGCCATCGAGACCCGGATCGACGGGATCGACATCGACGAGACGATCCGTGGGGCGATGTCTGGCGAATCGCCGGCTCCATCGGCATCGACCCCCGGCCGCTGACGCTGCGAGAGCTTCTGTGGATGGCCGAAGGGCTAGGCCGCGAGCGTTGGGCGCATACCTCGATGATCTGCTGCTTGATCGCCAACGCCAATCGCGACCCCAGGAGGAGCCGGCCCTTCAAGCCGTCGGACTTCGACCCTTACACCGCCCGGCGATCCGAAGCGGTGGTCGTGGACAAAGAGAACATCGGCCTGCTGAGACAGGCCTTCACCCAAGTCAAGGAGAGCAAGTGATGAGACACGGATGTCTGTTGCTGGTGGTCCTGATCGTGCTGGCGCTGGCGACGGTCGCCGGTTGCGGGAACGTGTACCTCAAGGGCGAGGCGCTGACGGCCGCCGAGACCAGCACGCTGGACGCCTACGGCGCGCTGCAGCGGGTCGATCCCTGCAAGAGCTGCATCGACCCCGCGGCCCCGGCCACGCAGCCGGCCGTCGAGCCGTGGGTGAAGGCGTATCTCGCCGAGAACTTCAAGCAGTGGCGATTCTTCGTCCGCTCGGCGCGGAAGGACCTCTCCTGGGGCCCCAAGCTGGAGGGTGAATGACCATGACCGACCTGAACACGCGGATCAGCGATCTCCTGGCCCGGGTGCCTGAACCGCAGCGGCAGGCTGCGTCGGCGCTGCTGGCGCAGTACGGGCCGCGCTTCTTCGAGATGGCGCAGGAGGACGCCTGGCAGTATCTGCGCCGGCTGATGGCGGGCGACCTGGACGTGGTGGCCGAACTCGACGGCAAGCTGAGCAATGACGAGTTCATCGCCAAGGTGAAGGCCAACACGGCCCGCTGGGAGTCGGTGGCCAACTACAACAAGGTCCGCGAGGACCTGAAGAACGAGGTCCTGCTCCGGCTTGCGCCCATCGTCCTGGGTCTGCTGGCCGGCCTGGTGGGTCTTTGACCGCCGCACCGGCGGCAAGGAGGCTGTCGTGAGCAAGGTGCGAGAATTCCTCAAGGGAAAGAAGGCGTACATCACCGCCGTGATCGGCCTGGCGGGCGCTGTGCTGGCCTGGGCCGACGGCCAGATCGACGGCGTGGCGCTCCTGGCGGCTCTGTGGGCGGCCGCGCAGGCGTGCTTCATCCGGGCCGGGATCGGCAATGAGGTCAAGAAGGCCCAGGAGTAGTGCGCAAAAAGCAGGACCGGCAGCGTAGGGGGAGACGCGCCAGTCCTTGTGCCGGCTTGGCGGGGGGAGACCAAGCCAGCGGCCGCACAGTACCTCCCGCCTCCCGTCCAGTCAAGGAAACGTGATTCCCGATGGCACAAGTCCAGGGCATACGAGCAGGAAGAGCCTTCGTCGAGCTGTTCGCTGACGACAGCAAGCTCGTGCGCGGGCTTCGCCGGGCGGAGAAGAAGCTCAAGGCGTTCGGCGATGGCGTCCGCAATCTCGGCCTGAAGATGGCCGGGCTGGGGACCGCCATCGCCGCGCCGCTGGCCGCTTCGGGGAAGGCCTTCGGCGACTTCGAGACCCAGATGAAGATGGTCTCGACGATGCTCGACGAGCCGGAGAAGTACATGGACGCCTACGCCCAGGGCATCCGCAAGCTCTCCGTCGAGTTCGGCGAGAGCACCGACGTGCTGGCCAAGGGCCTGTACGATCTGCTGTCGGCGTCGGTGAACCCGGCCAAGGCGCTCGAGGTCCTCGCTGTGGCCACGAAGGCGGCCAAGGGCGGCATGACCGACACGGCCGTGGCCGTAGACGGCCTGACCAGCGTGCTGAACGCCTTCCAGATGTCGGCTGGGCAGGCGGGGCACGTCGCCGACGTAATGTTCCAGACGGTCAAACGCGGCAAGCTGACGTTCCCCGACCTGGCCGCCAACATCGGCAAGGTCG